ATGAATGGATATATAATCCATCACATAAAAGATGGTGGTTTGAATATAAGCAAGAAGAAGAACAGTATAAGCAAATTGAAGAGCCTGATTTTGTAGAGAGTTTTTGTGGATTTACAATTGGGTAATATAGGGAGGATAAAAATTGAGGTTAAAATATGTAGAATTAACATTTGAGAATTGCGACACCATAAAAATAGATGGCAAATATATAGGTGAATTTTGCGTAGAAGATATTAGGCCTTCTGTTAGAAGAATTGCTTGTAATTCAATAGATAAAATCAATATAGCGCATACGATAATTATTGAAATACATAAAGATGCAAATAAGGAAAGGTATGAATTCGGGAATGAAGTTGAGAACTTTAAGCAAATGACATTTGACAGGATTAAAGAATATAATGACATAACAAGTATTCGGCTTGAATTTGAGAAACCATATGCAAAAGAAGAGCAAATGGCCTGTATAGAGTCTTATGACTATTTGGCTAATTGGGTAGGAGACGACGATAATTCAAATGAAGCACAAAAAACATATCTAAGTAAACCAGGGAATTTGTATCTTATAATTGCAGACGGAAAGAAAATAGAAGATTTCTTTAGTTTAGAAGATATTGAAGATAATGAACGTATGGAACTCAAATTTCATTTGTATGGGGATAAGTATAGTAACAAGAAGAAAAACAAAGAAGGAAAAGAGGATAATAAAATGGATAATGTAGAAGATAAAGAAATTGTATATGATTTTGGTGAAGCAATTAACTTCATTGCAGAAAGATGTAACGTGGACAAGTCAGCTATTGAAACTGTTTTAGATTTAGAGGAGGGATATATGCGTAGTATTGGTATTATTTACTAGAAGTAAGTATCAAAATCTAACTGGTTCATGAAGTAAGTTCCTCATGATTAAATGGATGAAATTTAAGGCTCAATTTAGTTTTTCTAAAAGATAGAAAAATTATCTTGTACTCATTCAGCCAAAACGGATACGGATAATAGCAGGATAAGACGCAAAAATATAAACACGAACGATACACTCCTTTGAGTTAGTGCGCATAACCTCTAGCAAGGCGTGTCGGAAATAGAAATGAACATATACAAGCACTGAATCCATTTATCCGTATCAAAATGAATTAGTAACATTTTTGTAAAAATACAAGATAAAAGGAGAAATTATGTCAAGTTTTGTTAGTGTTTATGATGACAGGGTTGTTAGCAGGATGTGATTCAGAGGCGGATAGAGTTAATTATAACTTGACCAAACAGGCGGATAATTTTAATGTGGTGCGGCAGTTGACCGTTATTAACTGTATAGAAGGAGACGTATTGTTTCAAATGACTGGAAAAATGTCGATCACGGCAGATGTAGATGATAATCAGCTCGAAATCCTCGTTGAAGATGGTGGTACATATGTAAAGCACTTTGTGGGGTTAAGTGATAATGTGACTTATATTGTTGAAGATCTAAATTTAGGAGCAAATGCTGTTTCAAAATATAGATATACTTTAAATTTCAATCCGAATATGTGGCTTCCAGTGAATGTAGAAAGAATTGATTAAGAAGAAGAGAGAAAAAGATAATGAAAATATTATAGGAATTTGAATTATAGAGTAAAAGGAGTTAAATAAAATGGCGGTTTGGGTTACAGGAGATACACATGGTGACTGGATGAACAGATTGAAGATGGATTCTTTTCCGGAACAAAAGGAAATGTCAAAAGATGATTATGTTATAATAGCAGGTGACTTTGGTATTTGGGATAATTCTAATAGAGAGAAGTACAATTTAGATTGGTTGGAAAATAAGTCATTTACTACATTGTTCGTATCAGGAAATCATGAGAATTATGACATTTTAGATAGCTTACCAGTGGAAGAATGGTATGGAGGAAAAGTTAATTTTATTCGTCCATCAGTAATTCACCTTATGAGAGGACAGATTTTTAATATCAGTGGAAAATCATTCTTTACCTTTGGTGGAGCAAGCAGCCATGATATTTCTGCAGGTATCTTAGAACCAGATGATCCAAGCTTTAAAGAAAAGAAGAAAAGATTAGATAAAGATCCTTTTGCTTTGTATCGGATCAATCATGTGAGCTGGTGGGAAAGGGAACTTCCAAATGAAGAAGAGATGAATGAGGGTATGGTGAATCTTGAAAAGCAGAATAATAAAGTAGATTACATTATTACTCATAGTCCATATACTTCACTGCTCAGACAGATGGACGGTGGGTCAGGATTATATCAGAGAGATAGATTGACCGATTATTTACAAGAGATTAAGCAGAATGTGGATTATAAGGCGTGGCTCTTTGGGCATATGCATCAGAACAAAACTTTCCATTGGGAGAGAAGCAGCTGTTTATATGAACAGATTATAAGGATTCTGTAGAAAGGAATAGTGATTAAAATGAATCAATATCCAAAAGTCAAGTGTCTAAATTGCAGAAAAGAAATTGGAGAGTGTAATTTTAAAACCTTTACAATCAATTTGAAAGGTTATGATAAGAATGGCAAAAGAAAATTATTTTGCAGTCAAGAGTGTTATGAACAATATAAAAAGCAGTTTGAAGTAGAAGTATATAATGGGTGTTCAATTTACGCAGTTGAGCATTTGGGAGAAATAAGGTATATGCCTTGGTGGTTCTCAAGTTACTATTTCACAAATATCGGAGATTGTAGAAAGAGAATAGATAGAAAAGAAGTAGGTATTTATCCATCATATCTGTTTGGATCATTAGTTAGATAGAGAATGATCAATCAGGTACACGCAGTAACAAGTAAACAATTCGCACGGTTATCCGTAGAAAATTCCAATATTAACAACTGAACAGTTATATTCGTTTTTGGTGGTGAACAGCATACCTTTGGCTTAAATTACGCAAAAATTAGCCATAAATCACTGATGACATAGATTTTATATAGATTTAATATCTGTGTTCCAGTCTGAAAAGGCTGTTGATGTTATATATGATGCGAAAATATTTTTAATGAATTTATAGGAGGAATGCTACTTAATGGCAAAAAAGGAAAAGAAAGCGTTAGAAAAGAAGAACTGGTCAAATTCATTCATGCTTATTGGTGAAGCAAAAATCAATGAGTACACCTATAAGACAGATGAGAAGTCTGAGAAGTCAGATTGGATTTATAACAGTCTTAATTTGGGTGTGTATTGCGGAGAAACTTGCGGAACCGTATATGCAGAACTAATGGGTGGATATGGAGCAGAAAGAGACAATGTAGTATATGTTCATGGTAAGGGTGAAGATGGCAAAGATGATTTTGACAACAAATTTACTATTGATTGGGATGACAGATTTGATGAAACCATTCTTGAATCCGTTGGAGATCTTTGCTTCCTGACAGTTGGCTTGGAACGTGATAAGGGTGGAAAAGTATTTTATAAGAAATTCCTTTCGCCTTATGACATGATTGCTTATATCAAGGACAACTTGGAAGAAGGTATGGTTGTAAATGTCAAAGGCAATCTGAAATACTCTACATACAATGATGTGACACAGGTAAAAAAAGAAATCAATAGTGTCGTACTCTCTAAGGTCGATGATAGTAGTAAATATTGTGCTAGATTTACTCAAACAATGTTACTTACAAAAGACAGCGTAGGTAAGGCAGATAAGGATACGGGTGTTCTTCCAATTTATGCGAAAGTACTTGATTATGTCAAGGAATATAAGGGTAAGGAAGTAAAAACTAATATCCCATATGATAAGGCATTTGAATATGAGTTGAATCTTTCTGATCCTGCAACTTCTCAGAAAGTCGTAGAAAAGGTATTCAAGGTACAGAAGGGTGTAACAGAGGTTACATTTGAGGGTGATTTAATCGAAGGTGGAGCGGTTGTAACTGCAACAGAAGATGATATTCCAGATGATATCAAAACGCTTATTGAAATCGGCGTTTATACTCTCGAAGAAGCATTGGCAAAATGTACAGTAAGTTCTGGCAGAGAAAAGAGAATGGTAATCAGAAAACCTTCAATCAAGATGGTTGAGGACAAAGACGGCAATAAGACACCTGTTATTCAGAAGTTTGAGAAGAAGTATGATGAAGAGGATCTGATTCTTGACTTTATGACTGGTGACAATGACGATAGCGGAGATACATCTGAAGAAGCAATAGAGACAGAAGACGAAGAAGTACCTGCTAATGATGACAGTAGTTGGTTGGATAATCTGTAAAATATAAAGATTATTTATATTGAGGTTGCTTGGATGCAACCTCGCAAATTCAAAATATAAGGAGAATAATAACTTGGGAAAATACGGAAAAAAGAATGAAGTAAAGATTGATCCATTATCATATAATATTTGTTTGCTTGGGGAACCTAAGATTGGTAAGACCACTATTATTAAAGAAGTTTGTGAGAAATTAGCTGGTGAAGATGGTTATATCTTCTTGGAGATGAATGGTGAAGCTGGTGCAGATGCAATTTCCGGCATTGTATATGAGGATTGTGACGATTGGGATAAGGTAGAAGATATTATTGACGATATCGAGAGTAACAAAACTACAGAATATAGCAATTTGAAAGCTATTGTTATTGATACATACGATGGATGGATTAAATTGGCTGAATCAGAAGCTATTAGAAAGTGGAATGTCGATCATCCTGATAAGAGAGCAGATAGTATTGATGCAGCATGGAATGGTTTTCAGAAGGGGCAGGGTAAGGCTTTTGAATACATGTTTGATATTATTACAAGGATGCGTAGAATTGGCGTTGCTGTAATTATTATTGGTCATGTTAAGAACAGAGAACTTACCGATATTGCAACAGGAACAACATATCAGACATTAACTTCTGATGTTGAAAAAGTATATTTCAACCTGTTAAAGAAGAAGATGCACTTTTTAGGTCTTGCTTATTATGACAGAACAATTATTACTGAAAAGACTGGTAAGAAGAATGTTGTTACCAAGAAAGATATTACTGTAAATAAGATTTCTGAACAGACAAGAAAGATTAAATTCAGAGATGACAATATGGCATTGGATAGTGGTTCAAGATTTGCGGATATTGTTGATGAAATCCCTATGACAGCAGATGATTTTGTTATTGCCATCACAGATGCAATCAAAGCAGAACAGTCTAAGTCTGGCAAGTCTTTTGATGAAACAAAGGCAGAACAGGAAGCAAAAGAAGCGGAAAAGTTGAAAGAGATTGCCAAGGCAGAACAGAACAAGAAGGAAGCAAAGAAGCTTGAAGATGTGGTATCAAAGATTACTGATTTTATCAAAGAGAACAAGTCTAATATGGATAAGATCAAGCCTATTATTGCAAAGTCAAAGGAACTTGGATATGATAATCCGACTCTGATTACGGATATTGACGATGCCAATAAGGTATTAGCACTGATTTCATAATGTTCTAGGGAGGAATTGAATTGAGAAGTAAGAAAATGACGAGTGTTGAAAAAGAGCAATGGGATAAATTATACCAGTATGTGAAAAATGAAATACTCTTGTATGACAGTTCTCAGTCAATTCCTTCTGGTCTTGTATTAAGGCTGAAAGGGTTGACAAAAGGAAAGTATATGGAAAACAGAAACACTGAGGATAAAGCAGATTATTCTTATGAGGTTGTTTTATATACTTTCCAAATTTGTAAACCATCCATTATGAGTGCTATTTCAAATAAGGTATTTGAGTCTGAAAGTAATAAATTTAATTATATTTGCAAAATAGTAGAAAATAATATCAATGATGTCTACTTGAGAGTACAGAAAGCGAAGAAATCAGAAGAAAATATAGATAAGTTAGACACAAATATTTTATCTCATAATGGTGGTGAATATCAAAAAAAGACAGAAGAATTAAGAAATAAAAGACTAAATGAATTGTGGTAAGGTGGTGAAAAACATATCAACAGTAAAATCTTCCACAAAGGGAAAGAAATTAAGTGCTTTTGAACAGGAATTAATTGATACAATCAAAAAAATAAATGAATACAAAGAAGCAGCGGAGGCAAATATAGTATCAATTTTATATAAGGTTCCAGATGCTATTTATGACACAAACTTAGAACTTGAGGAATTTAATAATAATATTTGGAGAGTCTATTGGACGATTGCAAATGATATTGTCAAACTTGAAAAGAAAAGTTCTCTTGATGATATTACAGTCGGTTTATATCTCGAAAAACATTCCAAACTAAGAGCAAAATATGATGAATATGGTGGATATGACACTATTGTAAACGCTGGTACATATGTCAAAGAAGAAAACTTATATGGATATATCCAGGAATTACGAAAGTGGAATAGTGTAATTAAGTTGGCAAAACGTGGTTGTCCTGTAAAAGATAGACTCAGCGAATATTGTGATATGACTGCTGAGGAAATATATAATGAGTGGGAAGCATTTATCAATGATATTTTTGTGAATGTAGATTGTGATGTTAAAAGTTATGATATTGCAGATGGAATTGATGAATTGATAGATGAATTGGATGAAGGGGTGGCACTTGGACTTCCATATAACAATATGGATATGCTAACAAGAGAAACAGGAGGGCAGTATTTAGGATGTATTACACTTGTTGGCGGTCTTAGTAATGTGGGTAAGTCTACCTTTGCAAGAAATGCAGTGATACCAACAGCCATTAAGAAAAAAGAAAGAATTGTTGCTATGATCAACGAAGACAACCTAAAGAAATGGCAAAGAGAATTACTGGTATTTGTTGCTAACAATATTATAAAAGAAGATTTACAGAAACATATTGTTAGGGATGGACATTATACAGAAGATGTCAAAGAATTATTACATAAAGCTGCCGATTGGATTAAAGAACAGACTAAAAATCATATTCTAACAGTTATACCATTTAAGCGATATAAGACATCCAATGCTATTAAGGTACTAAAAAAGTATTCAAGTATGGGTGTAAAGTATTTTATTCTTGATACTTTTAAGATGGATGCTGGAGCAGTAAGTGATAAATCTTGGTTGGAACTTCAACAGAATATGGTTGAAATTAATGATGTGGTTAAACCAGAGTCAAAGAATCTTCATATTCTGATTACATTCCAATTAGCAAAAGGAAGTGTTAAGCAAAGATATTACACACAGGACAATGTTGGTATGGCAAAGAATATTATTGATCCTGTGTTTACATGCATTATGATACGAGATTTATATGATGATGAATATACTGGTGAGCGAAGAGAACTAAAAGTGTATCGTTTGGAAGGTAAAAATGGAAAAACAAAAATTCCTGTTAAATTAGATAAGGAAAAACATTATCAAATTTTATTTTTGATAAAGAATAAAGAAGGTTCTACAGGACAGTATCAAATTGTGGTAGAGCATGATATGTCAAGAAATGTTATGAAAGAAATTGGCATTACCAATGTACCAGTAGATTTTTAAGGTGGTGATTATGAATATATGACCGTTATCGAGTTAAAGGAGTGGATATACAGTAACGGTAAGATTGAGTTTATTTTAAATGAAATTGGGTGCGGTCATATAGTCTACCACCCATCTAAAGAATATTATAGCTGCTCAAATTGTAATGGAGATAACAAAGGAGCAGTTAATGTAAAAAACAATAAATATTTGAGTTGTGTGAATTACACCAGAGAAAAAGAATTTGATGATAATTCTGATTTGCTTACATTAGTTCAGTACAACAAAAGAATTAATGATAGCAAATTTTCATTCTTTGATACGGTGAAATATTTACATAAGATATTGGGATTGCCGCTTACATTTAAGAAACAGGAAGAAAAGAAAGAAGCAGTTGATCCGTTATATATATTCAAAAAAGTAAAGACAAAACGCAAAAGACAGAATGTATTAGATTTTCATGTGCTAAATGAGAATGAATTACAAGACTTTGTACCACATATACATATAGACTTTTTTCGAGAAGGAATTATGTCATGGACGGTAAAAAAGTTTGGTCTTGCTTATAGTTACAGATACAAAAGAAATATTATTCCTTTACGATATTGGCTCACTGGTGAACTGCTTGGTTTTAATATGAGGACTTCTGTGGAAAATTATGAATTATTCGATATTAAAAAATACTTTATTACACCTGGCTATCCTAAACAGATGAATTTATTTGGACTATGGGAGAATAAAGAGATAATTCGGGATAAAGGATATGTCGTTGTGTACGAAGCGGAGAAGTCTGTATTAAAAAGAGATAGTTTGAATGATGGAACTGGTGTAGCTCTAAGTGGGCATGAAATATCAGATGAACAAGTGAAGATACTTATAGGATTAAACTGTGAGATTATCATTGCACTAGACAAGGATATTGATATTGAACACATTAGGCATTGTTGTGAAAAATTTCATGGAATAAGAAAAGTTTCGTATTTGTATGACAGATGGGATTTACTTGGAGATAAGGATTCGCCAGCAGACTCCATAAATAAGATATTTGAATTTATGATGCAGTATCGAACAGTTTATGACTATGTAGAACATAAAAAATATTTACAAAGCTTGAATAAAAAGAAGTGAGGTATGAATGGGAAGAAAAACAGGAGAAGAATTAGAGCAAGTAAAAAGAAAGTATGGAGTGGATCGCTTATGGAGCTGGTCACGTTTTAACTCTTATCATAACAGTCCGTATGAGTATTTCTTAAAATATATTAAAGGTATTGATGAAGATAGACAGGATTGCATTTACACAGTTACAGGCGGTATGTCACATGAGATAATGGAGAACTTATACTTAGGGAACATTAAATATGAAGATATGGATAGTGAATTTGAAGATGCGTGGATGACAGCCGGTATTGCAGAACTTAAATTTGATAGAAATGATAGCGAGAAAAACAAGAAGATTGCTGATAAATATTATAAGAACCTAAAACATTTCTTTAATAATCACCATACAATCCCTTACAAAGTTGAAATTGAAAGATTTATTAGTGTCCTGATTGGTAAAAACGTATTTCAGGGATACATAGATATATGCTTTAAAGATAGTGATGGCTGTTTCAATATCTTGGATTGGAAAACATCTTCTATATATAAGGGAGAAAAAGCATTAAATGAATGTGGACAGTTAGTTGTTTATGCAATTGGTCTACATCAAATGGGTGTTCCATATGTAAAGATAAAGATTTGTTGGGACTTTTTGAAATATGTGAAAGTAGATTGTGAACAGGCAAACGGAAAGTGGACTACAAGAGAAATTGATAGATGTGAAATAGGTAATAAACTGCAAACAAGCGTAAAAATGTGGTTAAAGAAATTAGGATATGAAAATGAACTTATAGAGTATCTTGATATGTTGGTACAGACAAATGATATAAAGTGTCTGCCAAAGGATGTACAAGCAAAATATAAATTTCATGATTGTATTGTATATGTGGATCTGACACAGGAACTTATTGATAGATGGGTTACAGATATTACGAATACGATTGATGAGATTATAGAAAAAGAAGAGAAATATGAAACTGAGAAACTAATTGATAAAGAGAATGCCGAGATGGTATTCTTTGATACTCCAGAACAAGTTGAAAAACAAAGCTATTATTTCTCAACATTATGTGCATATTCTCCCAATTTACATAAACCATATAAAAAATATCTGGATGTACTGGCAGCACAGCAAAATGGAGATGACTTTTTTAGTGGTGTTGGTAGTGGTATATCTGAAAATAACGATGTTAAAGATGAAGATTTATCTTGGTTGGATAATCTGTAAAAGGTGGTGGTTGATTGAATTATACAGTATATCATCTACATAGTGATCTGAGTAATGGTGTTACTAATATAGATAGTGTTACAAAATACAACGAATATATTTCCTATGCACAATCATTAGGGATGACAGCAATGGGATTTTCAGAGCATGGATCTATATTGGAATGGGTACATAAAAAAACAAAAATTGAATCATGTGGCATGAAATATATTCATGCAGAAGAATTTTATGTAACGGAACAATTATATTTTGAACCTGATACAACAGAATTGTGTGAATCATTACTCGGCACAGATGAAAATGAAGCACAAGTGGAAATCAGTAAATATATTGAGGAGAATAAAACTCAAAAAAGAGATAATTACCACTGTGTTTTGATTGCCAAAAACTATGATGGCGTAGTTGAATTGAATGAATTATCTTCAAGAGCATTTGTAAGAGATGGTCATTTTTATTACAATCCTAGAATTTCATTTGATGAGTTGATTTCTACATCAGACAATATAATTATATGTACCGCATGTATTGGCGGCATATTAGCCAGCGGCACGAAGGAAATACAAGAGAAATTTTTAAAGTTTCTGATTGATAACAAGCATAGATGTTATTTAGAAATACAACATCATTGTGATGATATGCAAATTAAGTATAACCAATATCTTGCCTTTATTTCAAAGAAACATGGAATACCATTGATTGCTGGAACAGATACACATGCTTTGGACGAAAGACATTTGCTTGGAAGAACAATTATGCAGAAGTCAAAAGAGGTTAAATTTGATAATGAATCAAATTGGGATCTTACTTTTAAAAGTTATGATGAACTTGTAAAAGCATATGAAAATCAAAGAGCATTGTCTAAAGAGGTTTATCTGGAGGCAATAGAAAATACTAATGTTATGGCTGATTCCATAGAAGAATTTAGTCTGGATTATTCAAAGAAATATCCCAAACTATACAATGATTCTATGGGTGTTTTCAAACAGAAAATATTAGATGGCATTAAGGAAAGAGGAGTAAATAAGTATAGCAATTTCCAAGAATATAAAGACAAGATTGTATATGAGATAGAAACATATAAACATAATGACGCAATTGATTTCATGCTGCTTGAAGAAGACTATAAGAGAGAACTTAGAAAACAAGGTGTACATTATGGATATTCGAGGGGGTCTGTATCTGGAAGTATCATAGCATATCTTCTTGGAATTACAGATGTTGACAGTATTAAATATAATCTGAATTTTGAGAGATTTATGAATAAGGAGAGGATCAGTCTTGCAGACGTTGATTCAGATTGGTTTAGTGAAGATAGATGGAAAGTCAGAAAATATTTATTTGAAAAAAAAGGATTATATTGTTGTAATATTATCACTTTTAACACAATTAAAATGCGTGGTGCGATTAAGGATGTTGGAAGGGCATTAGGAATGACACCACAAGAAACACAGGAATTATCTAATCTTGTTCAGGAAGACGAAAATAAAAAAGAATTTGTTGATGAAAAGATTAGAAATAAGCATAAGGAATTATTTGAGTATGTAGATATTGTGGTTGGTACTATTACATCACTTGGCAGACACGCAGCCGGACTTGTTGTATCTCCTCATGAAGTAGACAAAGCATTTGGTACACTGTATATCTCTTCAGATGACAAACCGATTTCGCAGATAAATATGAAAGAGATAGATTCTTTGAATTATGTAAAATTGGACATTCTTGGGCTTGATTGTGTCGGACTTATAGACAATACATGTAAAGCTGTTGGCATTCCATTTATTACACCAGATAATATTGATTTTAGTGATAAAAATGTATGGGATGATATTGCACAAGATACTACTTTGATTTTTCAGTTTGAATCAGATTTTGCGGGTTCATACCTAAGAGATATTTTAAGCGAGTCAACCATCAAAAATATCAAGAAACAGAATCCAAACTTTTCATACATAGACTTAATGAGTATGGCTAATGGTGCAATCAGACCAGCAGGAGCTTCTTACAGAACAGAATTGTCACAAGGAATTTATAGGGACAATGGACATGCTGCGTTGAATGATTTTCTGGCTCCTACACTTGGCTATTTAGTTTATCAGGAACAGATCATAGAGTTTTTGTATAAGTTCTGTGGTTTTACAATGGGCGAAGCTGATATTGTGCGTAGGCACTTTAGTAAGAAAACAGGTACAGAAAATGATATTCCAGTCATTAAAGATGGCGGATACATGCTTGATGATAAAGGAAAACCAGTAAATAACCATTACATAAAAGGCTTTATACAAACAATGAAAGATGAATATGGTGTAGAGAATGAAAAAGCAGAAGAATTGATTGTAAATTTTCTTCAAGTAATTATTGATGCGTCAGCATACTTATTTTCTAAAAACCATGCCGATCCATATTCATTTTTGGGATTTGCTTGTGGTTATTTAAGGCATTATTATACAATTGAAACTTTAACGTCTGCTCTCAATATTTATACATCTGATAAAGAAAAATCTTTGAACATTAAAGAATATATCTTGTCAAAAGGCTATACGATAGAACCTATAAGATTCAGAAAATCGAAAGCAGAATATGAGTATGACAAAGATAGTGGAACTATCTATCAGGGGATTGGGGCAATTAAGTACTGTAACGATACTATTGCTGAAGAACTGTATGCACTAAGAGATAATAAATACGATTCATTTGTAGAACTTATCAAGGATATAAAAGAACATACATCTGTAAATTCCAGGCAGTTAGAAATTCTTACTGGTTTAAATTTCTTTTCTGAGTTTGGCAAAAATAAGTATCTATTAGGAGTTATACAGGTTTATGACAAATTTGCAACTTGTAAGCAGATAAAAAAGAGCAAATTAGAAGAATTGGGTATTTCTGAATATATAGCGAAGAAGTATTTGGGAAAAGAAACGAATTCTTTATTTAAAGAGATAGATAATATTGGTTTAGTTAAGGAATTGTGCAACCATATAGAGAATAAGGAAATGGGCATCATTGAGATGATCAAATTTGAAAAGGAACATCTTGAAATGGTGGTATATACCAATCCTAAAGTTAGTGACAATTATTATATCATTGTAGACTACAAAACATTTAAAGATGCTACTAAACCATATTTTACAGCACGAAAAGTAAGGACTGGCGAAGAAATACATTCAAGGATTAAACAGGGCAGAATATTTAAAGAAAGTCCATTTGGATTATATTCAGTGCTAAAGATAAAGGAATTTGATAAAGAGTTTAAAAAGAAGCCTATCAACGGAGTCTGGACTGTAACGGATGAATTAGAAGATGTGCTGACAAATTATGAAGTGATTAAGTAGGTGAGGTTACATATTGAAAAATAACGATGAAAAAGAAGTATTGTTTAAAGGCAGAATTGTAAGACCTATATACGAAAGTGAAGATTATAGGGTATATGCGGTAGATGTCAACAAAGATATCTACCCAGATATCAAACTCACAAAGTACGGCAATGCAACAATATCTGGTGAAATACATGAATTAGGCAAAGGGATTGAATATGAAATAAAAGCGGTTGAGCAGCTAACAAAAAATGGTTGGGGATATAAAGTTATCAATATCCGAAGAAACAAGCCACAATCTGCTGATGATATGTATGTTTTCCTTCAAGAAATCCTAACACTTAATCAGGCACAGACATTATATGATGTATATCCAGATATTGTTGATCGTGTAATGAATAATAATCTTGATGATATTGACTTGAATAAATTGCATGGAATTAAGGAATATACGTTTAATATCATCAAGGATAAGATTGTTGAAAATTTCTGCTTGGCAGAATTAGTAGTAGAGTTTCAAGGATTATTGAGTCTTCCAATGTTGAAAAAGCTGTATGAAAAGTATTCATCAATTACTATGATTAAAAAGAAACTCAAAGAAGATCCGTATAAATGCTTATGTGGATTAGCCAAAGTTGGATTCGCAACGGCAGATAGTATTTTGTTGGAACTGGAAAAGGCTTCAAAAGAAAATGTTAAAAATGGGAAACCAGAAATTATTGAGTTTGAGTCAGAATTAAAAACCAGCAATCATAGATGTTTGTCCTGTATGTTGTACCTATTGGGAAAAAATGAAGAAGACGGACATACACTAATGTCAATCAATGAATTAAGGAATCAATGTATGAAGATGGTTCCGGCGTGTTCTAATCATTTTGTAGAGTGTATGAAGCATGAAAGCATTTATTATGACAAGGAATCTATGGTTGTTTCGATCAGAAGGACATATGAAATAGAGAAATATATAGCAGAGAAAATAGTTGGTGGTCTTGTAAATACAAAAAACAGATGGGATTTTAATTATAAGAAGTACCATACGGTTAATGGCTGTGAACTATCAGATGAGCAGGTAAAAATTGTAGAGAATATCTGTAAATATAATGTTTGCATCCTAAATGGAGCTGGAGGAACAGGAAAATCCTTTTGTACTCAGGCAGTCATCAATATGTTGAAGGACAACAATAAATCATTTAGGTTGTTTTCTCCAACAGGAAAGGCAGCAAAGGTATTATCTGATTATACCAAAGAACATGCCATGACAATACATAGAGGTTTGGGATATATGCCTCCTGATACATGGAGCTTCAATGAAAAACACAAATTGGATTGTGATGCTTTGATTATTGATGAGTTTTCTATGACAGATATATTCTTATTAAAAAGAGTGCTAGATGCTGTTGATTTTGATAGAACAAAGTTACTGTTGATAGGAGATAATGCGCAGCTTCCATCGGTATCATGTGGAAATTTACTTCATGATTTTATGCAGACCAATATTATTCCAACGGTTACATTAACAAAAGTTTTCCGTTATGGGGAAGGTGGACTGATGAAAGTTGCAACGGATGTCCGTTTTTGTAAGGAATATCTTACAGGAATCAATAATCAATTCACATGGTTTGGTACAAATAAAGACTATGCGTTTGTTAATGTTGGTAGTGACATTATGGTTAAAAATGCAGTTGCTTTATACAAGAAATTGCTATCACAAGGATATAAAGTTGAGGATATACAGTTGCTTACATCATATAAGAAGGGAGATGTTGGAACAGTAGTAATAAACAACGCAATACAGAAGGTCGCCAATCCAAATTATGGCAGCACAGAATGTATGAAAGTTGGAGATACAGTTTATTTTAAAGGTGATCAGATTATACAGAATGTTAATAACTATCACGCACAGTTATTTGTAGATGATGAATATGGGTTTGACGAGGATTTAAGAGAAACGTTTATTGCAAATGGAGAAACGGGTATTGTAAAGGACGTATTTACAAGTTATCTAATCATTGATTTTGATGGTGTAAAGGTAAAGTATTACAGAAATGATATGCAGATGGTTGGTCTTGGATATTGTATTACGATCCATAAATCACAGGGAAGTTCAATAAAGGTGGTTATTCTGCTTACACCTCAGTCCCATGCGTATATGTTGAATTCCAATCTTATATATGTGGGACTGACCAGGATGAAAGAGAAGTGCTTTCATTTAGGGAATATAGATACTGTAAACCAGTCTGTAAAAAAGAAAGCGAATTTTGTAAGAAACACATTTATGCAGAGATTGATAAAGGAAACTTGTGAGAATTTGAAGAAAACAGCATAAAAATTGTCTATATATAGTGGATTTTGATTTTGCGAACCACTATATATAGACTAAATATGCCGATGAAATAGGACTTTTATTGTAAACATATATAACATATTTTACGACCTAAGGAACTTAATCTTGTATTCTCTAAAAGAGAGAATGTACCATCAGTATTTTGATACCCATACGTGTAATTGTTCATTAAAAAATATTCTAATTCTTCTTTAGAACATGAGTCGGTTCTTTTGTTAAATGCATAAATTAAGTTTAAATGTTCTAATTCAAGTAGTGATATTTCTAATCCCTTTGTATCATAGTCTTCTAAATTTAAATATTTTTGTAATTTATGCTTATCTATTTTTTCTTTATCATGTTCGTAAAAATATTTTAATATTTTGGCACTTGTTGATGATAAGGAACTAACAATTTTTACCATAAGAGGGGTAACAAAAATATCACTATTCATTGAAGAAGAAATAAGAGAGGAAAACATATGCCGCAATTCTTCTTTATCAATGCAATATTTAGCTTCTTCTAATGCTTTAGCAATAATTTGGATATCTGGGTCAACCAATTTATCTTGAGGAATTTTCTCTATTTTTTCTTTTAACTCTTTTTCGAATTCTTGAAGAGCATAAGAATATTTAAGTTTACGTTTCTCAGCAGCTTGGGAAATACCTCCAAAAACAAGATACCAAATATCAGCAAGCGTGGTTCCCATGTTTTGCGTTGGTTTATCGGTAATGTTTTTAACAGCATTATCAACAGAATCAGGAACTAAGTCGATTAATGATTTTTTATCTTCTGACATATATGTAACCTCCAAATAGTTTTATAGAAGTATTATATAACAATTTACAAATCAAATAAAGTAGAAAGGAACAAATTTATGAGAGTAGAAAACATAAAAGTAACATTCGATATTCCAGTACATTTTGGACAGCCAGATAAAAATGGATATGTTTATACAAAAGAATCTTGGGAAGAAGCTGTGAAAAAAAGCGGCTGATATACCTACACCAATTGAAATCATTAATGATGATGGTACACGGACAGCATTAGGTGTAACTCAAGATATAAAACTTGTAAAAGATGGAGATGAAGATATCATCAAAATTTCTGGAATATTATTTTATGGTGGAACTTCTGAAAATGTTGAATTCACTAAAGATGTCATTACTAATGTGACTTTAAATGGCATCGGAATTACGAAGTAGGTGTGAGATGACAAATCAAGAGATTATTGAAACAATTAAGTATCTGAATTTTTGTGGGTTATGTACCACAGGCGATTGTAAGAATTGTGTAAGAAAAATAGCAAAAGATAAAGTGCTAGAATTACTTGAAAATGAACATAAACTGAAAGTATTCGTAGTATCAAGAAAAGCAGACTGGTGTGAAGATGATGCTATTGCAGTTTTGGCAGTAGACAAGTTACATGCTGAACGCTGCGCCAGATGTAATTCTTCTTACTTTGCAAAAGGAGAAGTATTGGTTACTGAGGTGAAACCAGATAAAGAGAAAGTTATTTTAATTTCAAATGTGGGGGCGTGAGGAAAGAGGAATATGAAAGTAAAAGATTTTATTGCAAAATTGAATAAATTAGGTTTTACAGATGATACAGAATTGTCTTTCGGATTTATCAATGGAGATGAAGGAGAATATTACGAATGTGAGATAAGAAACATAGATGATGAAGATAGACAAGTTGGTTGTGACAGCATTGTTGTGGAGTTCAAAAAACCAGAAGATTATATAAAAAGTGAAGTCCAGTGTTCTAATATTGGATTGAGAGATGAATTAGTTCAACTTATAAATAGATATATGTAAATATAAGGCAATGAAAGATAGGATTCAAGTGTCGAGGAGGTGACTAATAGAATAGTATGGAGATATTGGCAAAAACAGAATATCAGGATTTGTATAGAGTAACAGATGGTGTACTTTTAGTAGTGAATAAATTTGTTCCTATCGAATATGAAAACGAAAAATATTTTACTGTACATAGAAAAGGAGTTAAACAAGGCAAATATAATAAGGGATGCCAAGATTGGCTCAAAGTCCTAAAGGAAGATTACTATGATGGATATAGAAATATAACGGTTCCCAAAGGTACAGTTAC